GGGGAGGAACACCTTGTTGCCGTCGCTGGCGGTCGTCATCTTGCCGTACTGAGCCTTCTTCGCTTCGTCGTAGTACAGCTCGGAGTAGAGACGCCAGTACTTCTGGTAGAGCTTGTCCACCCTTTGACCTCCAATTGATAATTCCACGGAGGAGACAGCACGCTCGGCGATCCAGCAAGCGACACCGTCGGAAGCCGCGTTGGACTCGAGCTCCACGTACATTTCACCGACGAGGTCACCGTTACGGGCGACGGTCACGGAGACGCGACCGGAGTTGCCGGGGTTGCCGTTGAGGGTCTGCTCGATGTTCTCCATAGCGAAGTTGGTATGGCGCTTGTACTTGGCCTGGTAGAAGGTAACTTCGGGGTTACCGGTGAGGTACACGTCTTGCGCGCCGTAGGCGACTAACTGCATGAGTCCGCCAGCCATTTTGAAAGTTGTTGTACTATAAGCAGAGAAAATAATTTTGGACCATGTCCACGCGCGCGGAAATTTTCGTCTCGATTTTTCTCAGTAGATTTTAAATGTCTACCAAGCCGCAGCCTGAAGAAATTCCCGAAGACCAGATGGAGGAAGGCGAGATCATCGACGACGAGGAGATCGACGACGACGAACTCATGGAATTCGAAGATGAAGTTGACATCGCGTCTCTGATGACATCGCTCCTCGCGACCGACGAGGGCGACACGATCTGCACCGCTCTGGTCGCGATCGGGCAGCAGCTTCAGACCCAAAATAGGATACTGGTTAAAATTTTCAGCGAACTTAAGGGATAAAATCAGTTAAGGAGAAATTTTGTATAATATGTAACATGGAAGAACTTCACTTCATCGATGACGAACCGGATCGCTACCAAGCACTACTGGAGCTGGAGAAACGGTCAATCGAGTCTATGAATGTTGAACAAATAATCTCAACCCTAGAAATTTTCGAAAATGCGTGGGATCTCAGGCGGAGCTGTCATCGCAACGCCCGCGAGTTGGGGTACAGACAATTCATCCACAAGGACCACTGGGACCACAATGGCGAACCTCTGATTTCAAAAATAGACATTCGTGCCATAAAAGGAATCAAAGATCGTCAGAGGCGGTACCTTCTCAACCTTCGAACGAGGATGGGTGTTCTGAACATAAAAAACAAACCAGACGAAGACGGTATCACCCTCTTGAAGAGGATCAACTCGGTCGGAAAACAACTCAAAGATGGTTTTGACAACGTCAGGCGCCACTGGAACGCTTTCGAACGTGTAGTCAATCCCACGGCCGAACCTCTCATCAGCTGCTTCTCCGACCCCCTTGCCATGGACGAAGACGAAGTCGAGAAGTGCAGTCCGTACCAGAAGTGCATCATCCATTCCCTGGAGGAGGCGCACAGACAGGGATTGAGACGATACCATGACTCGTGTTACGAAGAGATTCGCAGTCCTTCCGGATACGGCACGCGCGCTTGGAAACCCAAGTTCGAAATCATCCAGTTTGTGTATTCTCTCGCACCGAAAGATGATGAGTTTGAAAATTGGAAAAATTTCACGAGTAAAGGTGGTTGTTACAAGGACGTGGCCAATCACCTGACTAACTGCTACGATCCCCAGTTTCCGGCCATAGAGAAGAGGAGACACGTTTGGTCGTTTCGCAACGGTCTCTTCTGTGGAAAAGAGGACGGCCCACAAAACGAAGGTCATCCGACCTGCAAGTTTTACCCGTACGACAGCCACGACTTTCGAGTCCTGGACCCTTCCATCATCTCCTGTAAGTATTTCGATCAAGACTTTATCGACTTTTCGCATATCGACGATTGGTTCCATATCCCCACACCCAACTTCGACACCATCCTACAATACCAGGGTTTCGAAGAGGATGTGCAAAAGTGGGCCTACGTGATGGGAGGTAGGTTATGCTACGACGTTTCAGAATTAGACAAGTGGCAGGTTATACCGTTCATGAAAGGAATCGCGAGAAGTGGAAAGAGTACCCTGATAAACAACGTCTTTCAGCGTTTTTATCAAAGCGAAGATGTGAAGACACTTGGCAACAACATCGAGCGAAAGTTCGGGCTTTCGGCAATCAAGGACGCGCTGATGTTCGTCGCGCCGGAGGTCAAAGGTGACCTGGCACTCGAACAGGCGGAGTTCCAGTCGCTCGTTTCGGGTGAGGGGATCGCGATCAACGTCAAGAACAAGACGGCGCAGAGCCTCCCAAACTGGAAAGTTCCCGGTATTCTGGGCGGCAACGAAGTTCCCAACTGGAACGATAAATCCGGTTCCGTCCTTCGTCGTATTCTTCCCTGGAACTTTACGAAGCAGGTACAGGAGGCGGATCCCAACCTAGACAAAAAGCTCGCGGCCGAGCTTCCGGCGATCCTGTGCAAATGCATCCGCGGGTACCTCGAATATTCCGAGAAGTACAGCGGCCGAGATATTTGGAATGTAGTTCCCCCGTACTTCAAAATTATCCAGAACCAAGTGGCCATGGTGGCGAATACCCTTCATCACTTCCTGAACTCGGTGCGTGTTATCAAGGAGGAGGGTAAGTTCGTACCCGAGGACATCTTTCACCAGGCGTACAACACACACTGCGCGCGCTCACTCAAGGGTAAGAAGCCGGATCTGTTCAATCCGGATTTTTACATTGGGCCGTTCTCGACGTATGGAATCACTGTCAGGACCTGTGCGATCAATTACAATGGTCGCGAGTACCCAGCTCAGCCCGTGTTTTTCGGGGTCGATGTGATCGAGGAGGAATTGATGGTTGGCAACAATCACTAAAAAAATATGTCTGTATAGTAATATGGACGCTCGGAACTTCGTCAAAGAGTCCGGTTTCAAGGTTCAGACCGAGAATGAAACCGCGAGACGCGCGCGAATGGCTCGAAGGGAGGATATCGTGCGTAAACAACTCCTCCGTGATCCCACCCCCATCACGACTCCTCCTCCGCCACGACCACAACCCATGTGTCGAAACCCTCTCGAGAACGAGTTCTCCCCTCGACCCGCACCACCCGTGATCGTTAGGGCTGCACCGATCCCACCTCCGGCTCAACCTAGAGTTAGAACTGTCATTAAATATAAGATTGTGCGACGTCCCATTAAAAAAACCACACATCACGACGACGTGATTCGTAATCAACTCAAGCGCTGCTTCGGGTGCAAGTGGATGCGTCGTTACAAACCAAACCTGACCAGGGATATGTGGAGGGTGAAACGTGAACTCACCAACGGTGGCAGCGCCAGGGAGGTGGAGCGTCGTATGGTCAACCACTGGAAGCGAATCCGGATGAAAAAGTTAGAAAAGATCTACTTGATGAAAAACGCCTCCGTGCGTGGAATTCCCTATCACTCCCGAAACGCGTGGCGAGACGCCGTCTCCAATTATATAATGAACTATAAGAGGACACATAATCGTCGCTCTCCCACCAAAAAGCGTATGCGACTTTACAAGAAAAGGTGGTTAAAAAAGAGACGCGAGGAATTGAAAAATGCAACTTCTGCAAAGCGTAGACGAAAGGCTTCGACTGGGCGTAAGAAGGTACGGGCACGGCGTTAGAGTCCGGGCACCCAAACATTCGTGGATGGAGATGTGTAGAGAAGAACTTCTTGACGCGTTCATATATATCATTGCCGATTACATACGCTACAAGGGTATTATATCTAATGGACGAGACGACAATGAGCTCATAAGATCCGTAGCTAATAACTGGTCGGAAATAGACAGCTCACAACACAGGATGCTCCTATGGAATCTCACCAGGATGTTGGACAACGAACTCTTCTGCGATGTACAGGCAAATCATGACTAAGTTGACAACATCTATCAAACGTGGTGTCAAAAACATCTTATTCTTCTATTTATAGTTTTCGTCGGTTCCGCGAGTTGCTTAAGATGGATCGTATGATAGCTGAAGGTGAACTCTGGAAAGGTCTCCTTTATTTTTTTTGAGATTGCGTTCCCCTGCTGCGAGTACGGAATGCCGGTACAGACCGCATTCTGCTCCAGTCCCAAAAGTTGGTTCTCCATGTCGACGAAATCCTTCAGCTTTTGGGCACTGACACCGCTTCTGTGCATATTGTTGTACATTTTCTCACTCTCTCCATCACTGAGGTGGAAGAAGCGAGACCCCTGAACAGACTGTTTCTCGTGCATAAGACAAAGTATCACGAGAAAGAGTATGACGATGTGTAACATCCTTACTACTTAACTATATTTTTTCACAGCCTCCTCGTATTCACCCTTCTTCACGTAGGTCAATTTACCATTCGCGGGAAAATGTAATGGCATCTCGAAATCCGCCATTCGCTTCGCCCAACACCTTGTCATATTCGCGTCGAACACCACAGCTTTACAACCGTCGTCCAACGCGCAGTGGTTGAGGCACTTATCCTTATCATATTCGTACGTGGGATCGGGTGCGCCGGGGTGATAATGATATATATCACCCGCACCGTAATCCACGTTGCGCACGAGTTTAAACTTTGCCTTCTTCTCCGGTTTCTTCTCTTCCTCAACCAAGAACATCTTCTCATCATCGAACGGTCTGGGTTCAACTTCATCGACGAACCCTTCTTCCTCCTCCTCCACAGGATCGGTATCTGTTATCATCACCGCACTGGCCGCGGATGATGACAGTATGCAACACATGCAGCATACTAACATGATCAACACCGCGGTTGTCGCGTCCATTACTCTTTGTAAATATTTTTTACTTAGTCCTTCCACGGATAATCATATTTTCTGTTAGCGTGACCAGGCGTGCAGAATTGTTGCATTGTATTAGTCGGCACACACATATTCACCAGCTTATCGGAGCAGCACCTACCTTTAGGGCAGTACCCAGGACTGGGACTTCCGTCGGTACCGCACTTTAAGTTAGTACTTGCATACATGGTATTATCCTGTGGTAAGAAACAGGCGAAACCGGTGCAGCCCTCCTCCTTCTTCTTCTCCGCCTTGACGGTAGTTGGAGCCGGTTTGGATGACCAGAATTTAGTCCGCTTCCCGTGATATTTAGCGTTGTTCTTATTCACACCGGTTGTCGAACATGCTTTTCCACTTTCCCGACACAGTTTTGAGGGATACGTGCAACAGAAATTATCCGGACACCGAGCCTTGTAAGGTTGGGCTCGAGTACCACATTTTCCGTTTGTGCTGACCTTCTCTTCTGGCTTGGGTGGAGGAGGGGGAGGAGGTGGCGGTTTCCATTCATCTTTCCTTGCACTGTAATCCGAGGGTAGCAACCTTTTCCAGTACAAACCTCCACCCGAGTACTGATTGCTTTTGTCGTCGTTATCGGCGAAATATGCACCCGGTGCTTTGGTTAAACAACTTTTCTTCAGCCACGGTGCGTCGACGCACGCTGGGTCGGTCCCTTTCCCATTATTACCCGTGTACACCCGACATTTGTATCGGTCGTTGGTTCGCCAAACGGACATTCCGACTGATTTATATGCCCGTACTTTCGTCTTTTGGTGTTCCCGAAACAATTCCTCAGACTTTTCTGAGCACTTATCCGCATACTTGAGTGGAGCCTGACCATCGTACGTGCCCATACCGTGTTCAGAGCCGAGGTCGAAATCCTGAGACTCCCACCCACTCTTATCTTCCCTCACTATCACCGGTCGACCCTGTAAGTATCTTGTACCCCGATCACCCGTACTGGTAGACACCTGCACGGAATTTATTGTATCCGCATTCTTTGGGATGTCACACGCTCCTGATTTCTCGTAGTATGTATCTTTGATTTTAAATCGTTTCGAATCAGGTAAAGTGTCGTACCTACCTTTCAATATTTCTTCTTGTTCATCATCGAAAGTGTACACGCAATCACACGTACCGTCCATCTTATTTGAGAGTGGGATGGAACGATTCTGATTGTTCCCGCAGTTGAACCTGGGGAGTTTAGCCGGAGGAGGTGGTGGAGGGGGAGGAGGTGGAGGAGGTGGTGGAGGTGGAGGTGATGGAGGTGATGGAGGTGGAGGTTTGCTACGTTTGTTGGCCCAACTCTTGTCCTGACCGGTACCCTTGGATTTGGATTTGCAGTTGTCGTAATCGTACAGGGTAAACCTCGAGTCTTTCATCACCGAAGTGAATTTACAGTCGTTCGTATCTTCACATTTCTTCGCCGCATCTTGTGCGTATTTCAGATAGAGGCGATCGCTGAACTTACCAGCTTTGGGTTGAACCTTTGTGCTCTCGTACATAGGTTTTCCCTCACACGTTCCCTCACCGACGGTCCTGTACCCGTCCTTGTCAGGATTCCAAGGGGGGATACCCGCCACGCTGGGATCCTTCTTTTTCCACGTCTTCACTCCCGAGATTTGATGGAACAGTGGCGTCTTCTCACACGTGTCGCCATCGAAGGTTCGGTACGTGCCGTTTTTGAAAACTGAAACGTATTTGCAGTTAGGATCCGCGTTGCATATCTGCGCGCCAGACTCGACATAAGAACTGTAGACGGGGTCCGCCTTGGAAAAACCACCCGTGGTGAAAGCCTTCGCCTCGCCCTTAGATCCCGGTCCCCTCGCACCATTGACGTACCCCTGGTCGAGCCACGTCTTGTCCCATATAGACTTCGCATCCTTGATTCCACATATACCGTATTGCTTGGTATGAGGATCTCTCGACCCGAACTGCTCGTAGCCATGTATCGGATTCTGCACGTACGGATCATCCCACTCGATCTTCTCCCAGATTTTAACTGCGGGATCGTCCACCATTTCATTACAATCAGCTTTGGTGTACGTTTTGGCGATCGAGTTTCCGTGTTGTAGTTCGACGTACTGACAGAATTTGCTCTTGTTACACTTCTCTATTCCGCGCTCTAAGAGACGTTGATATTTCCACGATAACACATCACTCTCATTCACTTTCGATTCACCCGGTTTCCGTACGAAATCGCTGCTGATAAACCGATCGGATCGGGCGCACCTCTTACCTTTAACGGCCGGTCTGTACCCATTGAAATTCGTATCCTCGTTCGCGAGGGGTGGCGCTCCGGTACATTTTTTAGTGTTACACGCGCGCGTCTCCTTGAGAGGGTCGGGACAAGCTTTCCCGCCGTTCGCAGGGTCGGCCTCCTTTGTGAATTCACGCGTCTGAGTGCCCCCGTCGCACTCCTCGTCACACGCGGACCACGGACTCCAGAATCCCTTGCAGTCCTCAACGTAATTGGAATCCCCGTCGACCACCGTCTTTTCATCTTGTTTAAGACGCATGACTTCTTCTGACCAAAACGACGAGCTCGATTTCTTCTTCTGATCAGATGAAGGAGGGGGATCCTCCTCCTTGACCGAAAACTGACCCGCCGCGGCGACCGCCATCGCAGAGCCCAGCATAAGAATGTACGCGGCCATCTACTATACTGTCAAGGTTTTTTTCATAAAATTCTTGCGACGTCATTGATTTTCTGGATGATGTTGTAAAATCGAGCGTCGGAATCCACCTCACTCGGCTTGATGATCTCCAACTCCACCTGATACGTCGCCTCCTCCTCTGAATCTTTGTCAATCGGGTCACCGGATGAGATCGTCATGTCGATGGAAAGGTTCTTTCGAATGAACGAGTGGCGGGTCTTGGACCTCTTCCTGTCCATCTCGTATTCACCGGACGTTGGTATTTCTCGCGCGATACAGAACCGCACGTCGAGAGGTTGCCTACTATCAAAAAAGTCTTCCTTCTGGATGGTCACCTTCTGGATGCACTCCTGTTCTCCTGTGTTCTCGTCGGAAGTTATGCGAATACCTTCGGAGTCGTTGTAGTACACGTCCACAACCTTATCAGTCTTCTGCTCCCACCCATCGAATCTCTGCAGCGCCCTTAAAATTTTATTCCACGCATCCTTGCCAACGTTCGTATCGAACAACGAACCGTTGTGACGACCGAGTCGGATTTCAACTTCAACGTCTTCCTCATTTTTGTGCGACTCGAAAATGGGCAGCACCTTGTCGACGATCCGTTGGATGTCCATTTATTTATAAATAGAACGCGCGAATACTCTAAGTAACTTATGTCAACAATCAATAATGAAAGGTTTCTTTAACGGGGGACAGACGTGTTACTTCAACACCGCCCTCCAGTGCCTTTTGTACATTCCTCTGTTGTCGAATTATTACATCAGGAGGCCTTACACGGGAGTGTGCGAATTCACGCGCGCGTACAGTGAACTCGTTAGGGTGTACTGGACGAAGGGATACCGGACAATCAGCGCCGAGAGTGTCCTTAAGGAGTTCGTGAAAAAGTTCCCACGTTTTGAGGGAGACGAGCAACAGGACGTTCAAGAGGCGGTGCTCTGCATCCTGGACATACTGGAGAACTCCACGCCGGATATCAACCCGTGGTTTTACGGGAAGAAGGTACAAGAAACGATCTGGCCCGACGGAAAATCACTGAGCGAGGAAATTTTCTCCGTGCACCTGGTGACGCCCACGTGTAAAGACCTGGGTCGAATTCTCCAGAAAAGTACAGACTGGAACGTCATAGAGAACTTTACGGACGATCAAGGGAAGCGGCACAACCTGGCCACGTCGCGCATGGTCTTCTCTAAACTTCCCCGAATTTTGATGATATCATTCGATCAAAAGAGTCACGTGGAGATCATAGAAAAGTTGATCATCCAAGGACAGGAATACAACCTGATATCCACCGCACTACACGTCGGCGAACAGGACGACGGTCACTACGTGAGTTTCGTCAGGAAAAAAAACAAATGGTACCTGATCAACGACGATAAGATTGAAGAGCACGAATTACCGTCGGAAGGTGGCTTCTATTTCATGGTCTACAATCAGAAATAAGGACGTTAAAGACATTTCTTATTATATATGGTATATGAACATCAACCTGGTCAACGTGAACAACGGTAAATACAACCTGTTCGTCATACACAACGACAGGTATTTAACTCCAGTACTCGCTAACGGACACGAATGGGACGGATGGATGCGCAAGGACGTCGAAAAGTGTTATAAATCGGGAACGGACATCCTCGACATAGGGGCCAATATCGGGTACAACACCCTGATATTTTCGGAGTTCGGACCGGTCCAGGCGTGGGAACCGTTATACGGCGAGGTGGTCAAGAAGAACGCACTTTCGAACACACTGAAAAACACAGTGACCGTTCACGACTATGCGCTCTCCGACACCACGGGAGACGCGGACATATACATACCCAAACCCGACGCTAAACTTCTCGAGCGTGATCTGACCGTCATAAACTACGGTAACAGTGGATTCGATATTCCGGAGGAGACGCGATCTGTCTCCATATCCGTGCAAAAAAAGAGGTTGGACGACGTGTACGATGGCACACCTTCGTTCATAAAAATGGACGTCGAAGGCCACGAAATAAACGTACTCAAAGGCGCTATTGATGTCATTACAAAACACAAACCAGCTATCATAGTGGAAATCCACGACATGAGCAACAGTGAAGTTGATCCGTTCCTCAAGGAGCACGGATACGGTCAGCCCATCGAGCGTCCCGAACACATGTATCTGTATCAGGCAGTCTAAAAACAAAATTCCTTCATCTCGATCGCCTCCTTGATGTTAACTATCGTCCTGTAGAATGTTCTCCGGTTATTGGGGTATGTCTTATCGGTGCGACGCTTCACTGGACGCCACCACATTGGCTGCTCCCACGTCACGTATTCGCACTCTACGATAGCACCTTCCTCCATCCAGCTTCTCTCGAATTTTCCATCTGGGATTTCTGATTCATAATATAGTTTACCCCTCTCTTGGATGTAAAGGCGCCAGGTCGATCTCCCTCTCTTGAAGCCCGGCGTCTCCCGTGAGGGTTCCCACTTCAACTGAAAATCCACCGTGTTCTGGTGAACGGGTTTCCATTTGAAGAGTGTCTCGTGCGTTCCAAGCCTGATAGGTTCGTCGACCGGCGTGAAAACCAGGCCGTCTTGTTTCTGGGTCACGGTCGGGAGGTAGTCGTTCATGAAGGTTTTGAAATTCTTCATCGGATGAAACCTTTTACACTTCAGTTTGTACTGGTCGGATTTCATAGAGATGAGACCTTTCAACAATACCTTGACCGAGTCCATTCTGTTGTAAAGGTTCAGATCCCAAACGGATTGTCCACTGACCCGAACGGCGTCATAAATCATCAACGTATTTTCGTACAACTCTCCGTCAAGAATGGTCCCGTCGAAGGCACTCTTCTTGAGATTGATAGGAACCTCTACCATATTGAAAGAGCGGTTCACGAGAAGGCACTTTTTCTTCCCTTCAAACATGAGCGCGACGAGCATTTGACGCTCACCGTCGGTCTTTTCACAAACAACATACTCCTTCGATTTGAGGATTGGGAAATGGC